TTCGATCTTTGGAATGGCGCGAACTTCCGTATTAAGATTCGTAAAGTAGATGGTTATACCAACTACGACAAGTCAGAATTCGAACGTCCTTCTGCTATGCACGAAGGTGACGATGAACGACTTGAAGCTCTTTGGAATTCCCAATACAAGCTCAGTGAATTCACTGATGCTTCTAACTTCAAGAGTTACGATGAAATCAAGTCTCGTCTAGACAAGGTTCTCAGTGGTTCAACTTCGTATAATACTGCGGAGACCACGAGAGTCGAAACGTCTTCTGATAATTATGAGAAGGCGGAGGATACCACTACTTCAACTGTTCAGCCTGATGAGGAAGACAACGCCATGTCTTACTTTCAGAAATTAGCGAACGACGAATGATGACGATCTTCGTTGAGAAGTAGGAAACCGGGTCTTCGGACCCGGTTTTTTTTTATCTGTATAAAATTCCATCACTATAATCTACTGGTGTACCTTGGAAGTGTGCTGACATTGGTGTTGAGTTGTCTAAGGTCACATTAGTAATCTGTGTTATGGGTGTTGGTACTTTAAAAAGATCTGACATTCGTCCGCCAGTGGATTGTCCTAGATTTCTCTCGGTTTGAGTTGGACTCAATGATGGGTTTGTTGTGGATGATGACGAGGGTAAACTAAATCCACCACTCTGTAGATCTCTGAGTAGATTTTCAGGAGTAGACAATGCTCCACCAGCATCTATATCTGGGACAAGTTCGGTTCCGCCTATACGAGATCCACCTAAGTTTTTCAAACTTTCTGCAAGTTGAGTTGGTGGAGCAAGATGAATTCCCTTTTCCATAAAACTTTGTAGTAAGGAAAGCTCTGTGTCATTTAAAGAATCATCATTATCTTGATCGACGTAACGAGCTAATATCTCCAGACTCACTGCATCATTAGCGTTTTGTATTGCTTTTTCTAAGCTTTCGTCAGAGAATATACCAGTATTTTCATATGCGTTGTACTGACGGGCGAAGTCTTCATCTGGTGATCCACCAAAAAGATAACCGAGACCAGTAGCGGTCATCAATCCAGACCCGATCATGTTCATGATCCTACCTCCCCTTGTATCTGCGGCGTTAGCTTCATTCTGTTTCCGCTGTCCTTCGATCCTGCTGACAGTAGATGCTGTTGATGTTGTTTGATTGGTTAGTGTTGCTAATTCTGGTATTTCTCCAGAGAATACCATGCTTCGAGCTCGACGTTGTTGAACGGTCACTCTGTCCAGCCCCGGTTTATCTTGGCCCGCCTCGCGGATTTCGGCAGTGTCAGATTCCACATTTAGTTTTTGTTCTTCGGTGTATTGTTCAACTTGTACATCGAAGAACGATTTTTGTTGTTCAAAGAACGCTTTTTCTTTCTTTAAAAATTCTTCTTCGGCTTTCCTACCTTTTTCATTACCAACCAAGAAGTTAGCAATACCTTCAACCATAACATCATGATACGCGAAGTAAGCTGTTAATCCCGCGGCGATGACAGCGATCTTCGCAACAGTTGGTACGAGACCGGTCATCCCTCCTATCCCAAGAAGACTACCCAGACCGCCCATCATTCCACCACCAGTATCGGGGATCATATTCATCTTCGGGAGAGATTTGAAGGAAGATTTCCCTCTTTTCTCTCGATCCGATTCTCGTCGCATCTCTGTTACTTCTCTACTCTCTCGGTTCTTGGGACCGAGTATCTCCTGCGTGACACCAAAAATATCATGAACAACTTCAGATATATCTTCTAGACAATATTTTACCATGTCCAGTTGATCTGTCATACTTTCTGACATGTTCTCTATGGATAGGACCACACCCTCAACGACTTCGATGAGCGATTCCATTCCCAGTCCACCACCCACATCACTACCACCAACATCGTCTAATACCGCATCTAACGAACCAGAGGAAGTTAACTCACCCTGCATACTGTCAATTTGAGATCTTAGAGAATTTATTTTACGGCCGCGGCCTAAGTTTGCTATACCTTGAATTGCATTAGCTGTTTTCTGTCCGCCTCGTCCTATTGGGCTCAAAAGACTTGGGAAAAACGTTTCTACGTTTACGTTATCTAAAGCTTGTCGAAAATCCGTACCTTTACTCTTGGCTTGTTTAGCTTCCATTCTAGTCAACTGTTGAGTTAACTCTTGTATGGCTTCATTTAAAGGTTTGTCTTTGTTTACTGCCATCTCTTAACCTCGTTGTTGTTTAGATTGTTCCATTTTTTCTTTTTGCTCTTTAACCCAGTTTTCCGTCAAAAGTATGTATATATCTCGTTCCCAAGGCACCATGTTTTCCAGATCGGAAAGTGTCCATCCATGATGTTTCATCAATGAAAAATTGTTCGTATAGTAACTTTGCACAGAATCGTTACAGAGCATCATAGAAAAAAATCTTCGATTTCCCTTATCACCAACGTTTCCTTTTTCTTCGGACAATTCACTTTGGTCTTGTATTCGATATATGGAACAGTTTCAAAGAACGATCTGATATTTTCTATCTTGTCTGCCGGTATACTCTCTACAAACTCGACTACATCTTCTAGTGTTTGTGTGTTTGTGTCGTAAACGTTTTCTTTATCATAAATGCTTGTTATTGAACTGGCGATAATCTTGACTAGTTTATCAATTTGATTATCACCACCGGAACTGATCGATCTGGTTACACCAATTTTTGGTAGTCCAATAATAATACCAACATCATCTGTGATCTGGATGGTTGATTCTAACTCTTTAGAAGGAAATTCCACTTTAATATCATCGAGATGAATCTTTATTTCCTGTTTCGTTTCACATTCACATGTATACATCACGGTAACAGACTCACCGGATGAAGCAATTCTTATTTGTAAAAACAGATAGTTAAAATCCACTACGGACAAACTATCCATGTCTATTTTACTAGACACGATGCAATTTGACATTACGTTTTTAAAATTGTTTAAAAGGTGTGACTGTACTTCATTAACATTTTTATTGTTTCTGGTTTCTTCCACAGCAGAAAGTAGAATCTTCTGTTCCCTAACCAAGAAAGGTCTATATGTTACTCGCTTCTTTGAGACGGGTAGGGTTGTGGTATAATTTTTAACTGCAATTTTTGGTAAACTCATTATATCTCCATGTTATTTTAACCAAAGGTCAAATATTGTTCAGATTGTTCGAGGGTAGGCCCCTTCTGAGGCCCTGAGAATCGGGATCATTTCGGCCAAGGTTTTCATTAATTCCTATACCCTTTATCCATTTTCTATACATCATGACTACGGATATTCTGAGGTAGTCATTTTGTGAATTTTGACTAAGTGGTATTTCATTTATCGAATCCGGGAAGACATCAAACAAAGTATATTTTAAACCCTCATTTGGGACGAAGAATGGCACGGATCCTATTCCCGGAACCGAAACGTTCGTAGCGACTTCGGCTTTATATTTGGCGTTTTTGGTGACTTCAATTGTCATGTTGTCTCTGGCATATCTATCTCTATAATTAACTAATCCACTCTTAGAATATATCACAGTATCCAACCACCTATAAAACTTATCCCTAACACTTGATTCTTCCGTGCATAACATAGTAAGTGTAATTGTTCCCGGATACGTTGTTATATAAGGAACGTTCTGAAGGGGACCACCATAGTAAACGGGTTGTGTTGCGTGTGTTTTCGATGGTAATGTCACGTCCTGAAGTATGTCGTTAATTTCTCTATTTTCATTAATGTTTAAAAAGGGCACGTTTACTTTATAATCATATGGTCTCAGTAGACCACCACCACTACTGGATATTCTACCCTTAAGAGCATCCACAGATGGATTTATGAATCCGCTTTCTTGAATTGTTTCGTTAGTAGGCATTAAAGTGTTTCCCTTTCAGACACCATTTTTCTGATCTGTTTAGTTGTATTGGCCCAAACATTTACAATGTTAGTTTTAATAAACCTAGCAGTTGGATTGAATATAGCTGAGTCCCAATATTTAGGGTTTATTTGATGTATGTCTGAACGAATTCTAACACTTTTATATTCTCTAATACAGGGTAATAACCTAACATATCTTTCTTGTCTTTTCAACTGTTCGTATATGATTCTAAATCTAGTGTTTTCGTTGTCGAAATTTCTATTGTTCAATAGGGGAAATAATGAGTAGTAAGCATATATTCTAAGAGGAGGTGGCAACAAGTGTAAATTAATACCTAAAAAAGATTCTTTATTTATTATACTGAGAGTTAATATCAAAGGACTCGAATCATAATTGGGTAATGTTGACAAACCCAGTGGGTAATAATTGAAGGCCCACATTCTACCATGAGAAAGTAGTGTGGGTTGTATAGCGTTTCTCTTAAAAATCACTGATGAGTACGGCTTAAAAGTTTCAACAGGAAATTTTGAAACTCTGTATTTTTGCAGATATTCGTTTTTGATTTTCAACAAGGTATTAAAGGAGTTTGTTTTTAGACCTCTATCTTTTTTAACCTTTTCATAATACTCCATTGGGTTTTCAATATCAACCATCTGATTCCTTCCCGTACAAATCTTTTTCCGTAAGTATTTTAAATTCCCATCCTCTATTTTTTGCGTAAATCTCAGCAGAAGACCATTTTGCTTGGTTTATTGCCCACGTTTTAGATTCATACATGTAAGACTTGGTTTTTCTCTCTGGTCTTTTCGGTGCTGAACATTGTTTTTTTGGTTTTATCTCTATCAGAGTAGTCGAAATTTTTCCATCTCTACCCCTCGTCTCTATGATGAAATCTGGGTAGTATCTATGTTTCCTACGATCGACAGGAGAAACGTATGGGACAATAATTTCTTCAGAACCCCATCGTATTACAGATTTTGATTTATCACACCAACTCATAAACTTACGTTCCCATAAAGAACGATAAATACACTTGGTGGGATTACCAATATATTTGTTGGGGTTGATTGGTTGGTATTTGCCTTTGTAGGACATCTTTCTCTCCTATATATCTAGGAAGACATAGCGGAGAAAAGCATGACTGAAAAATTAGTATTTCCCGAAAAACTAAATGGTGCTATTAGTAATGTGGAATCGGCTGGGTTAGAGATTCCAACTATTGTTCGTATACGATCTTTTCAACCTACAGCTGCAGTTGGAAACCCAGAAAATATCGAGATCGATCCCATCCATGAAATTTTCTTGCCAGTTCCTATCGCATTGAGTAACAATTATGGTGTTCAATTTGACACTATCGGTTTAGGTGCTATTGGTCAGATTCTGTCTGGTGTTTTAAACGCATTCAATGGTGGAGATGTGGGATCAATTGGTGGTGGTGTCTTTGGTGGTGCCGCCCGGGCGGCAGACGCAATTGGACTATTGGATCCACTGAAAAGAGAGAGTGGTTTTTCTCTAAACAAATATAATGAATTATCAATTAATGCACCAAACATGAGAACTTTTAATTTGAGTTTCGATTTTGCTCCGGGTAGTGAAAAGGAATCAAATACCGCAACCAAAATAATTAGAGCTCTAAAAATTGGGATGCACCCAACCACAGAAGATTTTGTTTTAAATGTAGAAACTCTCACTGAGGGTGGAAACGAAAGTACACTAACATCCGGACAAGGCGGTCTCGGTGGGAATCTCGGTTCTTTTAGACCCATATACAGAAATCCGTTAAAATACATCGTAGACTTTGTATTCAGAGGGATGAATAGTGAACACGGTTACTCTAGACTTTTCAGAACAGCACCGTGTTTTATTTCAAACTTAAATGTAAATTACCACAGAGCCGGAGCTCCTGCATATCTTCCAAATGGAACTCCAGCTATGCAATCTATTGACCTCACACTACAGGAAATTTTTCCTCTATCGAGAGATGCGTTGATGGAAGTTGAATCGTTGCATCAACCAACTTCGGCTGAGTTGGATTTTGACGGGGCTGGGCCGTCACCGTTGAATGAAGGCCTGTTCACAGCGATGGACGCGGTGTCAGACGGTGTTCAAACAGTCACAGATATGGGATCAGATTTTACATTTTATCCTCCGACCATCCCCACAGAATGAATAAGGAAAAAATAAACCATGCCTGGTAAAAAATACTTCGATAATTTCCCAAAGATAGACTACAGACTTTCTAAAAACGAAACTAAAAAGTCAGTTGATATTCTTCGTCGTGCTGCAATTTCTGAAACAATATTAAACGATGACAGAAATCTAATTAGTGGTTTTGTGAAAGATGGTACGACACCCGAAGATTTAGCCGGAAAAACTTATGGTAACAGAGATTACTATTGGGTAATTTTACTTTCAGCTAAAATACACAACCCATATTATGGTTGGCCACTAGAGTATTCTCAGTTAGTGGAAAGAACAGAAAAGCAATATCCAGGCATTTCTCTGTTTGTGAGTTCCACATACGGATCGATGAATACTAAATCCAAATCGGTAAACTTTTCAATTAGTGACACAATTGAGGTTTTGGATGGTGAGGGTAATATTAAGTTTACTGGAACAATTTATGATTATGATTTGACTTCTGGTCAAATGAAATTGAATATAACATCTGGTGATTCTACCTTCACCATCAGCAGTGAAGATGGGTTTATTGTTAGAAGCACGACTGATTCTTCTAAGACTGGTTTTGTTAGGAGAAAGTTTAATGATGTTAAATATTCTTTATACGGATTTAGAGACAGTACCACAAAAAGAGTGTACAGTCCTCTACACCGTTACTTACCAAGTAATGAAACGACATTAATAGAAACATACACAAATACAAGCAACCCAATAAGTTCAACAGGTGAAGTTTCATCGAGTAATCCCATATTAACTAGTGGTATAACAATTTTAACCAATTATGATTACGAACAGGAATTAAACGACAGAAATCGTTTTATTAAAATTTTGAAACCGAGTTTGTTGCAAAAAGTAGTCAATGAAATTAAGTTCACACTGAGGAATTGATATGTCTTGGGAACCAGATGTAAGTTTAGCCATAGACGAGTTTAGATTGTCATCTTTAGACATTATTGCAGGTAATGTTAAGGATGAAGCTTTCTCTGTGATTCCATATTTTGAGAGATTAGATTTAATGGAGGATATTGACTCTCCTTTTTTACAGGGATCTTTAGAATTTTCTATACTGAAAGGTGAAATGCAATCAATTGGTACAAGTTTAACTATGCAGGATTTCTTACTAATTGAAGTTTCCTCGATTGATGGGTTGAATAATACATCTACGTCATCACAGTTAGACGAACCAAGAAGTATAGGTGGTTTGTTTTACATAACAGACATCATAAAGAAAAATTCAACAAACTCAAAGGTGGACTCTTATAGGTTGCATTTTGCTTCTACTGAGGTGTTGAATGAATACTCAAAGAAAATCTCAAAGTCATATAAAAATAAGACCAGAGAAGAGATCATTAGAACTATAACAGATGATTTCCTCATCAAAGATTCCAAATATGATGTAAAAGGATATGTTAGAAAAGGTATCTTTGAACCCACAAGTGAATCTTTTCAGTGTATAATTCCAAGATGGTCACCTGTTAAAAGTATAAACTGGTTGAAAAATGGTTGTGTTTCTACTGAAGACAATGATTCTAAAGCATTTTATTTTTTCCAAAAATACGAAGATGACTTGTCTAGAAGTTTCAATTTTCAATCACTTAATACGATGTTCAAAAGAAATCCATCGCTTGGGTTTAGTGACCAAGCCCTAACTGGTTATGCAATAACACCAATCAGTTCGGATTTGAATGAGGTTGCAAGAAGAACGTTCGCTCGAAGAACACCATTAAAATGTGTTGTGAGAGATGTATCTGTATTGGACAAGCTTTCTAAAGGAACATTTTCTAGCAAACTGTTATCACATGACATAACAAGGAAAAAATTTACAGAAAAAACTTTCAGGTATAATAATAAACATGTTGCCAACGAGAAGTTAAACGTAGGTCTGGTGTTAGAAGAAAACCAAGTTCAACCAGAGTTTGCTGAAAAGTTTTTATATTCTTCTGATTGTTATGTTTCTGTGAACAGTGACCACAAAAATCTGTTCAGAAAAACTGAAACTAATTTGGGGGTAAATAGAACAGAGGAATGGATGCAAGACTTATTGTCTCAGAGGAATATTAAAGATTTTATCACGATGGATGTCACAGTATATGGTGATACAAATAGAAATGTTGGTGAAACAGTAATGTTCACCTCGGCCGGAATGTATGACACGTTCGATGATGAACGTTCCAAAATGACAATGGATGAAGATGGACAAGATATGGCTGGTAAATATTTGATAACTAAATTAGTTCATACATTTACCAAAGAAGACAAGAATGGTTCTTTAGGTGGTAAAAATGTTACCACCATGACTTTAGTTAAAGATGGGTGGCAAAGTACATGATGGACATGTGGACAGGTGTAGTTGAAGACAGACAAGACCCACTTATGTTGGGGCGTTGTCGCGTTAGAGTGTTTGGTATTCATGATATAAACATTCAAGATATTCCGACCAACGATCTACCTTGGGCGTATCCGGTTATGCCTCTCACCTCCGCTTCTATAAGTGGAATTGGTGATGCTCCGGTTGGACCGGTAGAAGGAACACATGTTGTTGGATTTTGGCGAGATGGTTCTAGTCAACAACAACCAGTAATGATTGGAACCCTTCCCGGTGTACCTGAAGATGCACCAAATACATCTAATCCAGAATTTGCTGGGTTACAGTCTCCCCTTGAAAATTATCCAAAGACGGGGGAAGATACTGACGGGAACATCAGAGGACACGGACTGAACGAATCCGATACCAGTAGGTTGGCAAGATATCGATATCCAGTGGAGGGTGAAGATGGTAAATCCTCAGAAGAGGGTGTATGTGAGGAATGTAAGACAGAGACTATAGTACAGAAAAAACTAGACGAAAGAGTTTTAAACGTTGCAGTTGCTAATGATCACGGTTTCTACTCGGAACCCCCCACCAAATTTAATCCTAAGTATCCACTAAATCACGTTCGAGTTTCTGAGTCTGGACATGTCTTCGAGGTGGACGACACGCCACAGTCAGAGAGACTACACACATATCATTCCTCTGGTACTTTTGAAGAGATTTATCCTTTCGGTACAAAGGTTACCAAAGTTGTAAGAGATAATTATGAATTTGTTCTGGGTGATCAGTATGTGAACATAAAGAAATTAAATCCAGAGGGTGGAACGTTTGATGGTGGTAATTTATTCATAAACATCGAAGGTGATGTTTTTGAAAAGGTAAACGGTAATGTAGAAAGACAAATTAACGGATCAGTTCGAGAGGTTATTGGGGGTAATTTCCACACACACGTTAATGGTGACAGAACTATAACCACCGAGGGAAGTAAAGCAGAAAAATGCGCCGGTGATGTAACTACAGAACAATACAACAGAATGGACCATACTAAAGGTAAGTGTTGGGAAAACATAGACGGTGAAAAACAAACTTCATCCAATAACTCTATAACAATGAGATCGAGTGGGGGTAATATTTCATTGGATGCACTGGGTAATCCGTTGG